CATCGGCAGTTGACGGCGTTCCATGCCGATAGTCCATCGCCTGCTGGGTAAGGTGTTGTTTCACCACCTACCAAGAAAAGCCCAGGCCCTGCCTTTTCCCCTTCAAGTTGATCGTGTGCTGCCATATGCTCATCACGTGCCCCTGACAAGGCCACCCATGACCTTTTGATCCCGCCCAACTCATCCCACACGGATTTCTGCACCGTGCCCGTTGTGGCTGTGGCTGTAGTGCGAGCGATGGCGTTGGCACGTGATACCTTCAGGTCAGAAAATTTTTCCTTCAAAAGCCTTGCCAGTTCCTCCTCACCAACGCCTGCGTTCTGTCGTAGCAACGTCTGGATGTCGGTTCTGATGGTGCCTACGGAATCCGCTATCTTATTGGCGCTTTCTGTTATACCAGCCTCACGGCCCCGTGTGAACTCGCCCTCAGCGTCAACCTCTTCTTGTGCCAATGCCAGCACAATCTCAGTGAGCTCGGCTCGGCTGTCCTCGGTACCGTCGACGAATTTCTTTTCCCAGACATCTAGGCTGAATTGGTCGTCTATCTTGGTCTCGATGCGGAGCGCCTTAACGTCAGCCGTGATGGTGTCGTAGAGATCATCGAGCACACGCCCCCACTCCTTAGCGATATTCTCGGATTGCTTGTTCAGCAGATCGTCGTATGCTTTGGCGTAAACCTGTGAGTCTGGATGGTGCAGCCAGGCTTTCGTTTCGGGGCCTACGGTAACGCTGTAGTTTTTGTGAAAGTATTTGTCCGAAGACACGCCACCTCCGAGGCTTAGTGTCTCCGGTGAATCGTTGACGTTTGAATCATCATCTACGTCGCTGTCGTTGTCTATAGAGACCGCCTCCGTTGCCATAGCCTCACCTGCCAGGGCCTGCACTGTCGAGAGGTCAAAACCAAGTTGCACGCCATATTCAGGGATAGCCAGCTGTGCGTTAATTTGGTCAGCAATCATATTCCAGAACGGAACACGCACCATGTTAGTGAAGTCCTTGCTTGCCTGTCCAAAATTGCTGTAGGTGGCTGAAGACAGCCCCATATGCGTCCCTGCAATAATCGGGTGCACCTTGTAAGCACCGCAGATGCGCGTCTCGTATTGACCAAAGGTATCAGACAAGCCCAGTTCGTTCCAGTCAAGGGCGAGGCGTTTTACGTCCTTGACACCCCACATGATGCCAACGGAGCCGCGACGGTCGCCCCCATACTTACGCTTGAACGAACGTTCAGCAAGTGCCACCTGGTCAGGTGTAAGCTCTTCGTCGTAGACTACGATCGTCTTCGGCATGGCGTCGTTCTTGTGGATATTAAACACAGTCGACGTTGCCTCATTATACCCCTCGATAGACTGCGCTGCTAACTCCACAGGGCTGCCACCACCAAGGGTTTTCTCGGGATCGTACCAAAAACCCTGAATGTGAACGACGTCTTCCTTGCGTACTGTGTACGCTACCTGACCGTCGTAGTATAGATAGTGTTCGACGTCGCCATAGCCATCGTTTACAGGGGCGAAGTTCTTATCTGAATACCAGCGCATGCCGATGATAGCACCCGAGGCGTTGCGTAGCTTATACCCGTAGGCATTGCCACCAATGCACAGGATCGTCATGATCTCACCAAAGGTCACACGCCACTGGTTACGTGTTAGCATCCCCACGATAGGGCTTTCGAAGTCGTAGCCATTCGGAGTGATCACACCGATCTGTGCTTCCGGCATCATCAGCGAATACGTCAACGTGCAGGCCACAGCCACAGGGTTTGCCTTCCACATCTGGTAAGCACCACGCCAGTTGACGATAGGTGTGAAGTTATGCTTGTTCCACAACTCCGTTACTGGTATAGGAAGGTCGTTCTGTGCGACCTCACCAGTAGGGGAGATATACTGCTTAATCCGAGTTAGTATGCTCATAGTGTTCTATCGCTTTAAAAATTTGAAATGCTACCTGTGGCACTATTGCGTTGCCGTAGCCCTTTATGCTTTCTCTTCGCCACTTTGGAAGGGTAATACCGTCCAGTTCGGCGGGAATCCCATCATCTCCGCCACAAATCGGGGTGACAGTTGGGAAGTTGTGCCAGTAGTCCTGGATATCTGCCTGCTCAATGTCACGCTGTGCATACTGCCATCCTTGACCTGCGTAGACTTCATCGTTGCCGTTGCATTCGTTGCGTCCATGCAGGTCGGTGTCGGAAGCAATCCCAGTATCGCATGGTCGGCTAAGTTCAGAGAATGACTGTTGCCGTTGCTCGCTACTCTGCGTCCAGTTTCCGTCAGTTCCGCCTCGTAGTGCGGAGTCTCCTGTGTTGTCGGTGTTGGAAGCAATCCCTTCAACATTAGGATGTGCAGGTTTGGTGATACAGGATCTTTGCGTTTCTTCATACGTGCCTCGTATGTTTCCAAACGTTCCTCTATCATTAGTGCGCGTGGCGTTGGCAACAATCCAGATCCTGTCTCTTCTGTGGGGAGCGCCGACGGCGCAAGCTGGAATAATAAACGGCTGTACGGCGTAACCTTCAGCTTCCAGTTCAGCGCACACCTCCTCGAGTACCACGCCCCCGTTCCAAGTAGTAAGCCCGAAAACGTTTTCGCCCACGACCCAGCGAGGTCTGATTTCTCGAATAGCTCGTAACATGTGGGGCCAGAGGTGACGATCATCGTCTTTGCCTTTGCGCTTGCCTGCTGCGCTGTACGGCTGACAAGGGAATCCGCCTGTGAGGATGTCGATTTGGTCGGCATGTGCTGTGAAATCCGTTTGTGTAACATCGTTGTAACTTATCGCATTGGGCCAGTAATGGTGCAGTATCTTACGTGGGAACTCCGCCCACTCGCAATGGAACTCGTTATCCCATCCCATCCACTCCGCGGCAAGGTCAAAACCGCCTATGCCTGAAAACAAACTTCCGTGTTTCATAGAAATACAACCCCTGCACCTTGTGATTTCACAGCCGCCATTTCAGCGTAAACGAGAGCGTCCACCATGTCGTCGTGGTTGCCCTCTGGAAAAGAAAGTAGTTCCTGTTCGAATGAGGGCTCCAGCCCACGTACGTGTGTAACCAGTAGCTGTTCATACCTTGCCAGCAGAGCATGGAACCGTGTTACCTTGTCGCGGTCGGGTTTGACAGCCTTGACAGGTAGGGATGTCTTGCGGAGAAGTTCCTGCACTACTGCCACCTGATACTGGACTGCCTCAATGTTGATACGTGATGGGTTCCATTTTGCCGCTAGGCTTTGGACGCCTTGTACCACTTCGTGAAACCCCACCTTGCCCCTCCACATGTCCAGCACGTATCTACGCCCCGAGTCCTTGTCGTAGCCAACAACAGCGATGGCGGTATAGTCAGCCGTGTCGGATTTGGAGATAGCCAGGTCAACACCCATTCCAATCTTCAGATCCCTAGGCACCTGGTCGCTGTTGACGTAGGTAATCATCTCACGCTTGACTAAAGCGCCCTGCACGTCTACAAACTCAGCCAAGTATTCTTGGTTAAAGACCACCGTCGGTAGCTCTCGCTGTGCAGCGTCGATCTCATCTTGTGCAATGTATGGGTTCACGCTCGTAGGCATACGGAAGCTCGCATACGTCTCGTCCAGCCTGGCACGTTCGTACATCGCATGGAAATCATTACGGCCCTTGGGCGTGCTGAAGAAATACCCGTCGCCCTTGTAATCCGTCAACGTCGGACGGATCGCCTCGTTCCATGCGTCCATGAAGTTCCTGACCATCGCCACCTCATCGCAGACCACCCGAGCGTATTTACGGCCCCGCACGCTGTCGAAGGCGTCTAATGACCAGCAATCGATGATACCACCCGTCTCGATGGTAAGGCGCTTCTCCTGTTCGCTTACACCCGTGATGATAGGGTGAAGCGTTGTCTTGAGTGCCTTCCAAACATCAGATAGCATCTTGTAAGTAGGTGCGAAGTATGCCGCTGGTTTGCCCATGATAGCCGATTCGATAAGCAGGGCCTCCGCCATCACGGTCTTGCCAAACCTTCGACCACAGGCGACCGTGTTGAAGCGCCTCCGGTTACGGAAGATTAGCTTCTGGCCGTCGTGTAGCTGTGCGTCGATGGTAATCACAACGAAGCGTCCTTTGGCCCTATGGCGATGATCTCTGCATCCTCGATGTGCTTGGGTTCCTCATGTGTAGGGGCCAGCACTATCCTGATGTCTGTCTTGCCTGACACCTCCGTTGCAGCCTTGTCCGTCTGTGCTAGATGTTGTTTGCCCAGCCAGATCAGCATCGTGTTATCACCTGACAGGGCTTTGTCGATCTGTGTCTGTGCTAGCTGGAACCTAACATCGTTGCGTTCGTTCTCGATCATGAGGGCATAGTCAGCCTTCAACTCACTTACCGGCACGTCACGGTTCAACAGAACCGAGCACCACCGTGACAGGGCAGTCCACCCCATCATGGCGCGTGCACGACGTTTTAGTTCGGCCTCTTGTGAAGGTGTTAGGTTCATTCAGCTGTTAAGTTATGCTTAATACTTGGCCACTTATCCACAACATCACAAGCCCCTCATAAGGCTGGCATAGTTGATCTGTTGTATGTCAGTGACGACCGACCTCACGTCGGCATACATGAGATAGGCATCCTCGATGCTGGCGATCCCGTGCAAGACCGTTGCATGGTGTTTTTGGCTGTGCTTGGCTATCGACGTTAGCGTCCACCCGTAGTGTTTGCTTAGGATATACCAGGTGATAGAACGCGCCCTGACTACATCAGCACGTCGTGTGGCACTGTAGGCATCCTCGAGTGTGACACCGCACAGCGTGCACACGTCAGATAGGATCAACTCGTATAACATAAAACCCCCTAATTCTTTTTCACGAACTCGATGGCATCGTCAACAGATCTGACGATCCCATAGGGTACGCCATAGCGCAGGCAGCAGTCCGAGAACCTATTCTGAGTTTCCGACACCCTGCCCTTGGCAGCCTTAACTTCCAACATCCACGCTCTGCCGTCACGATATACAGCCAGGTCAGCATGGCCAGAGGTGGCGTTGATGTTCACCACACGGTACGAGGACAGGCGTGTGCCGTGTTCTAGCTGTTGAGTGCTGCTGTTGACACGCACCACCATATACCCGATAAGGCATAATTGGTCTGCTATTGCCTTCTGGATTACCCGTTCGGGTATAATCCCAGATGC